TAATATCACTGCTGTAGCTGGTAATGCAACTAACATTAATGCTGCTGTAGCTAATGCGTCAAACATTAACGACGCAGTTGGCAATGGTGATAACATAAACGCTGCTGTAGCCAATGCGTCAAATATTAATACTGTCGCAGGCAATAATTCAAATATAACTACAGTTGCTGGTATATCCGGAAACGTAACAACTGTAGCTGGTATAAGCAGTAATGTAACAACTGTTGCTAATGATGGTACTGACATAGGACTAGTCGCTGGAAGCATCGGTAACGTTAATACTACAGCTGGGTCTATCGGTAATGTAAATACTGTTGCTGGCTCAATATCAAACGTTAATACTGTTGGTTCAAACATCTCAGCTGTAACTAACGCATCAACGTATTTAAACAATTTCTTAGCTCTTTACTTAGGTCAACTTAGTTCAGATCCATCTTCTGATGCACTAGGCAATTCAGTAACAGAGGGAGATTTATATTTTAATACTACTACTAAACAGATTAGAGTATACAATGGAAGTGTTTTCCAAGGTATTGCTGAAAATGCTGTAGAGGTAGCAAGGTTTGCATTATCAGCTTTTAATAGTTTGTATACAGCATCCGCTGGCTCAAACTCAATAGACTTAGGTGGTCTCAGTATATCAGGTGCAGCTTTTTCAACAGAAAATATTGCAGCTAATAGAGTATCACTTGCAAAAGGATCGGGAACTTTTAACTTAGGAGGAATTTAAACAAATGCCGGATCAATTACAACTCAGAGGTGGTACAACTTCTGAACATAATTCGTTTACAGGTGTTAGCCGAGAGGTAACTGTAGACACAACAAAGAAAGTACTTGTCGTTCACGACGGAAGTACTGCTGGTGGTACTCCTTTGATGAAGGAAGCCGGTCATAGTGGAGATGTAATATTTAATAGCGTAAGCGTAGGTAAAGGAGCAAACTCTGTTAATGGTAACACAGTTCTCGGAGAAAGTGCTCTAGACGCTGCTGTCACAGGTCAGAATAATACTGCTATTGGTAAGAATACTTTAACAGATAACACATCTGGAGCACGAAACGTAGCCGTAGGAACTAATGCCTTAGATGCAAATACCACAGCAGCTGATAATGTTGCAGTAGGATGTTCTGCTGGAACAGCTAATACTACAGGAGCAAGTAATACTTTTGTTGGAAGTGAAAGTGCAATAGCTAATACAACAGGTCATAGCAACTCTGCTTTTGGTAAGAGAGCACTTTATACAAACAGTACAGGAACAAGTAATACAGCTATAGGTAAAGATGCTTTAAACTCAAACACTACAGCATCATTTAATACTGCTGTAGGTGCTGACGCTTTACAAGCAAACACAACTGGATCAAGTAACACTGCTGTTGGTGAAAGTGCTTTAGATCAAAATACCACTGGTAGTCATAACGCAGCAGTAGGTACTGATTCTTTAAAAGTAAACACAACTGGTTCTAATAATGTAGCTTTGGGGCATAGAGCGTTAGAAGAAAATACAACAGCAAATAATAATACTGGTATTGGTTACGAAGCTTTAAGAGAAAATACTACTGGAACTAATAATGTAGCAGTTGGTATTGGTTGTGGACTTTTAAACACAACAGGAAGTGGCAATACTGCAATGGGAGCAAACGCTTTTGATGCAAATACATCAGGTTCAAACAATACTGCTGTAGGTAGAGGATCTTTAGGTAATAACACAACAGCATCATTTAATACTGCTATAGGTTTTGATTCCTTATTGTCTTGTACTAGTGGATCAAGTAACACTGGTTTAGGTAAAGATGCGTTAAAAATGTGTAGTACTGGAGGTTTCAATACTGCTGTAGGTGATAATGCACTAGCAAATGTTACTACAACTTCAAGTTCTACTGCTATTGGTCATGGCACTTTAGCAGCAAATAGTGCAGCCGAAAACACTGCTGTTGGAAGAAATGCTCTTAAAGCCAACACATCAGGTAGTAGAAACAGTGCTTTAGGCTTTGATTCATTGCAAGCTAACACAACTGGTACAAGTAATGTAGCTGTTGGATATGATTCGATGCGGTTATATACAGGTAGTAATAGTACTGCTATCGGTGTAGAAAGTTTATCGTCTCATGGCAACGGTGGTAGTGGTGGTAGTAACGTAGCTGTCGGTATAAGTGCGTTAAGACTAAATGAAAGTGGATCACAAAACGTAGCTGCTGGTGATACTGCAATGTTGAATAATACAACAGGCGATCAATGTGTAGCTGTAGGACAATCTGCTTTAAAACAAAATACGACAGGTGATGCAAACACAGCTGTCGGATCTTTTTGTTTAGAGGATAATACAACAGCAAGCGGTAATACTGGTGTTGGACACAGATGTATGGAAAATACCACTACAGGTGCGTTAAATGTTGGTGTAGGAAGACATGCACTAACTAGCCAAACAACTGGTGGTAGTAACGTAGCTGTGGGTGAGCAATGTATGAGGCAGAATACTACAGGTGCTAATTGCGTCGCTGTAGGTCAGGGAGCTTTATATAATAATACAACCGCACAACACAATACTGCGATTGGATTTAACTCACTTATAAACACCACAACTGGTCAAACCAACAGTGCTCTAGGTTCTCAAGCTCTGTTCCATAATACAACAGGAGGTCAGAATACTGCACTTGGTAAAAGTGCTTTATTATCAAACACGACTGCCTCAAATAATACAGCTGTTGGATACGATGCTTTAACTCAAAATACTACAGGAACTTCACTTACAGCCGTAGGAACTCAAGCACTAGATGCTAACACTACTGGTAACTCTAACACTGCTGTAGGTATAAATTCTTTAGGTTCTAATACTACAGGAAACAATAACGTTGCTATGGGAAATAGTGCGTTACTAGCAAATACTACTGCTGATAACAATACAGCAATTGGTCACGCTGCTTTAACTTCTAACACAACTGGAACAGGTAATACAGCCGTAGGTTCTGAAGCCTTAGATGCAAACACTACAGGAGGAGAGAATACTGGTATTGGATTGACTACTTTAAGTAGTAATACTACAGGAAATGGAAATACTGCTGTTGGTAGAACTTGTATGTTTTCTAATACTACAGGTTCACAAAACACTTCTGTCGGTAGACAAGCATTAGGAGCAAACACAACTGCTGGTAACAACACTGCTGTTGGTTATCATGCTATGTTATCAAACCAAACTGGAGGTCAGAATACATCAGTTGGACATGCTGCTTTAAATGCAAATACTGCCGGTTCAAATAATACTGCATTAGGTAGAGCTGCTTTAGGAGATAATACAGCTAGTAACAACACAGCCGTAGGATATTATGCTTTACTATCAAACACATCTGGAACTGGAAATACTGCTGTAGGTGCTAGTACTCTAGATGCTAACACTACTGGTAATGCAAATACAGCTATAGGTATTGATGCGTTAGGAACTAATACAACAGGAAGTAATAACTTTGCTGGAGGTCAAGGAGCTTTATTTGCAAACACAACTGCCTCTAACAATGTGGGTATCGGATATTTTGCTTTAAATTCAAATACAACTGCTGGTAGTAATACTGCTGTTGGTGGCTCTTGTATGGAAAATAACACTACTGGAGATAATAACACTGCTGTAGGAGAAGGAGCGTTACACCAAAACACTACTGGAGCGCGTAACACTGCTGTAGGTAAAAGTGCTGCTAAAGATAATACAACATCTGGTAACATTACTGCTATAGGTTATCACGCATTAACTAATAACACTGCTGCTGACAATACTGCTGTTGGTTATAAAGCACTTGAAGCTAACGTATCTGGAATAGAAAACGTTGCAGTAGGAACTGGAGCTTTAGTTGCTAATACTACTGCTGGATCATGTGTTGCTGTAGGTAAAGATGCTTTAAATAATAATACAACAGGTATTAGAAACACTGCTATAGGTAGAAATGCACTATTTGATTGTACTACAGGTGAGCAGAATACTGCTATAGGTCAAGCTTCTTTAGCCAATGCTACAGGAAGTAATAATACTGCTGTTGGACATGATTCAATGGTTGCATGTACAAGTGGTGTAAATAATGTTTCCGTAGGAACTCAATCTGGTAATGCTATAACTACAGGAAACAATAACGTAGTTCTTGGAAAACAAGCAAATACCACTACGACAACTGGAAGCAACACTATAGTTATTGGTAATGTTGCAAACCCTTCTTCTGCAACAGCTGCAAACGAAATAACATTAGGAAATAGCTCTATACAGACTCTAAGATGTCAAACTCAGACAATTAGTTCTTTATCTGATGAAAGAGACAAAACAGGTATTGTTGATTCAGAAGATGGACTTGATGTAATTAATGCACTTAAGCCAAGAAAATTCACATGGTCAATGCGTGAAGCTAGTGACAATGATGGAAAAACAGAACTTGGTTTTATTGCTCAAGAAATAGATGCAGCATTAGGAAGTAAAAATGATTATATCAAAGCAGTGTATAAAGAAAATCCTGATAAATTAGAAGCTGCTTATGGAAGATTTATTCCAATTTTAGTTAAGGCAGTACAGGAGCTGTCCACTAAAGTACAAGCATTAGAAGCTGTACAGTAAACACTTATTTATTTTTTTAAAAACAATGGAACTAACAAGCACAGAAATCGCAGCAATCTTTTCTGCTGGTGGTGATAGCGTTACTGCAATAGGTACTGCTAAAACTGATTGGGAAACAGACACAGAATGGAAAGAAAGAGTTCAGCGTAATGTAGAGCACCTTGAAATAATTAAGGGCTACAAGAAAGAAGATGAATCAACATCTATCTGGACAACAGAGGATTTTACTGCAATAGATAAAGCTATTGTTGATGGAAAGAAACTCTATTCCTAATATACAACTACCTTCACCGTTTACCATCGAAACGGTGGAGATACCTTTACCTACAGCTGATGTTCCCTCATATAAACCTTTGGTCGTACCTCCGAGCGATTTACGAAGACCCGAAGGCACAGAAGAGGTGCGGACAGAAGAAAACCCGCCACCTAAAATACATTTCCCACCCTTACCTAGTATCCCTTTACCATCGCAAGAAGTCTTAGTTGCTGCGTCTGTTACAGCTGTAACTGCTGTAGCAGCTACGACTATTACACAACCTGTATTTAAAGCGTTAAAGGAAAGAATACAAAAGTTCTTACAAGGCAAGATTAATAAATGGAAACAAAACCGCCAGAAAAGAAAGGCATCCTCAGAAAAATAAAAGAGAATGTAGATGACCATGACGAACAGATGCAAATACTAGGAGCCATGGTGCGTCTAGGCGTAGTCATCTGGTCTGGTTTTATCATTACACTAAACTACGTAGAACTACCTATGGTTAAAAAGACTGGAGCATCATCGGACATCACGTTCGTGGCTTCGATTTTTACGGGAGCCCTAGCAACATTTGGGCTGTCTACAGGTAGAACAAAAGGCGAAAAAGACAAACAACCAAAAGTATGAAGAATTTAATCATACTCTTAGCTCTGTTATCACCCGCAGTAGCAAGAGCTAATACTGTCACCCCTCAGTTTACTACAGGGTCGATGACAAGCACAACAACTACCACTCAAACTATAAAGGAAGTTACGAAAAAAGAGGTAATGGGAGCTGCTGTTAAAACTTGGTCAGGTACTAATGTAACCCCATCAGGAAATATTACTGCTGCCGATACTACTTTTTCTGTTAAAGATGATACCAAAGCGTGGCAGATGGAAACAACAACTAGAGCCGCTGGAATTATAGAAAAATGGGATATCACAACAGATTATACAATAAACTCTACCACAAACTCCTACTCTGTCTTCTCACAATAAGCAGTCCAGTACTAGCTGAAGGAGAGACTCACAACAATTCAAATCCTGTAGCTGCTGCTACGGGTAATGTGACGAACCAAGCCGTGCAGTTTCAAAATAACGGTGCGTCGTCACGTCAGGTATATGGCCCTAACATACAATGCAATGGGTCTACCATGACATTTAGTCCATTTTACATGGGTAGCCATACAAACCCTTATTCACATGATGAAGACTCGAGGGATCTATATCCTTCTAGTTATCAATTAAATGAAAACTGGGGCTTTCAAATTAATTTTATGGTTCCGCTTGATAAGAGTGGATATAAACTATGTAAGAAAATAGCTGAACGTCAAGAACAAAAAATGAGACTAGACTATGAGCTAGTCCGTGCGTTGAAATGTGCAGAACTAATGCAACGTGGCTTTACTCACCATCCTCAATCAAAGATGAAAGTATTATGCCAAGATATTGTACCTATATCTGCCCTGCAACCACCTAAAAAGAAAAACAAATTTTGGCAAAAATGAGCACACACACAAGACTAAAAGCCTTAGAAGCAGAAGCAGCTAAGAAAAAACCAAAAAGAAAAACAAAAGCAAAGCGTGACGAAGCCGGACGTTTTGTAAAAGATGAAGCAGACCTAGACACACCATCATTATGATTGCACTAATTAAACCAATACTGTTCAAGTTTATGGGCAGCAAAGCTGTAAAAGAGCTTGTAGTAAAACTACTAGAAGCATACAGTAAGACTACTGACAACACAGTAGATGACAAGCTAACAGCTCTTGTTAAGAAAAATTTATTATCAGAATAATATGGAGAATCCAAGGATTATACCTAAGAAAGCAACCGAAGAGAGTTTTAACGAGCTACACTACCTTGTTACAGAGGACTTTCTACGCAGAATCAAGAGTGGAGAAGCAACAGTACAAGATCTAAAGGCAGCTTGTGATTGGCTAAAAACCA